GAACATTCAAGAAGTGTGCAGAATCCGCAAAGAAGAACTGAAACTAACGTATCAGGACATTTCTGACGCTTCCGGCGTTCCGCTGTCCACCGTCCAGAACTATTTTTCTAAATTGTCGAAAGCTCCATCTTTTTATACCGTCGTTGCAATCTGTAAATCTCTTGGCATTTCGATCGATAAGACGTGCGAAATCATAGAACACTTGACGCCGACCGAGGAAACTTTGCAAGCACGGAATGATGAGTTGGAACGTCACGTTGACGCAAAGGCCGATACCATAGAGATCATGCGGCGCGGTGTACGCATCCGCAACGGCGTGATTGCTATAATGTTTGTCATTATCGTTCTGCTGGCTGCATGGTGCTTGTACATTGATTGGAGGGGGATTTGATGATAGCGGCATTGATGAGAGTGGCTTTGATAAGAGTGGCTTTGTATATCCGCGTCTCGAGCGAGGAACAGGCGCGGCATGGCCTGTCCCTGCAAGAGCAGCGGGACGCGCTGATGAGATATGCCAAAGCAAATAAAATGACCGTGGTGGGCATATATGAGGACGCGGGCATATCCGCGCGGAAGCCGTATAAAAAGCGTCCTGAGCTCCTGCGGCTGCTGGATGATTGCGAGGCGGGGAAGATAGACATGATCCTGTTTATCAAACTCGACCGATGGTTTCGTAACGTCGCCGGGTACTACGACGTGCAGACGCAACTTGACAAATACGGTGTGACATGGCAAGCGACGGAAGAAGACTATGAGACGCGCACTGCGTCCGGACGCTTGAAAGTCAATATCATGCTTTCCGTCGCGCAGGACGAGGCTGACCGCACGAGCGAGCGGATCAAATTCATCAACGACGGCAAGCGTGCAAAGGGGCAACCGGCAGGGTCTAAAGCTCCTTTAGGGTATGTCATCAAGGACAGGCAATACCAGATTGATAACGATACAGCAGATGCTGCGCGAGATATGTTCGCGGCGTATATTAGACTGCAAAGCGTGCTGGGCGTAAAGCGCTATATGCTCGAGACATGGGGCATTGACCGGGCATATAACAAGTATGTCAACTACTTCCACAACCGGCTTTATATCGGTGAGGTGTACGGCATCGAGAACGCTTGCCCCGCCTTGATAAGCAAGCAGGATTTTGACATTGTAAATGACATTCTGCGCCAGCGGTCGCAGCGCTGCGCGGGAGTTGAGACAGATCGCGTTTATCTGTTCTCCGGCTTGTTGCATTGCAAAGAGTGCGGGAAAACGATGCAGTCGGAAACGGCAAAGCAGATTTATACCTACTACCGATGCCGGACGCGAATGCTTGACAACTCCGCGTGCCAGCACAAAAAGAGGATCCGAGAAGATGCACTGGAAGATTACTTATTACATGAGCTTGAGGGGATTGCCGAGCGAAACAATCGCTATTACAAAAAGGCAAAAAAAAAGCCCACGCAAAGCGCGAACGCGATACGCAAGAAAATGAGCAAGCTGAAAACGCTTTATCTTAACGACTTGATTGAGCTGGACGAATACAAGAAAGAGTACACCACATTAAAGAAATCCCTTGAAGCGGTAGAGGAAAATCCGAAGACAAACCTTGATGCGCTCCGAAATGGACTTGCGGAATATGACACTTACTCACGGGAAGAGAAAAAGGAATTCTGGACGCGCTTTATCCGGAGAATTGACGCAGATGATGACGGCGCGTTTTTTGTAACGCCACGTTAGGCATATTTGACCTTTGTGTTCCCAAAGGTAAATTATGCCTAAAAGATACCCCCGCCTTACGACGGGGGTGTTCTCATTTTTCGAGTTTCCGCATGACGCTATTATAGACGCGCTCGTTCACGATTTTCAAGCTGTCCATCAGCTCGTCCATGACCTCCCACGCCTTGTCCTGCGGGACGTCTGCCACAGCCCGCAGAAAGTCGCTGTCGCCGTATGTTTCGACGCTAACCGGCGCGGGTGCTGCGGAGTATGCCATTGGCAAAGCCTTCTCCCTACTGCTGCTTTGCTTGTCACGGATGGCATACAGCACGGCAAGGCGCTCATAGTTTTTCCAGCTCGATTCTTCTGTTTCAAGGCGGGCTATCCAGCGATTGACCTCATTCTCATCGACCATAGGGGAGCACCCCCTTTAGCCCTCGATCGTGTCCATGCAGCGCTGGATGGCTCTGCGGATGCTTTCATCGTCGGCGTTGTCCAGCATTTCCTGTAACTGGCGTTTCATATTTTCCATGCCGCCGTCGCGGGAGTAGTGGCCACGGACGTAGTGCGTGCCGCGTCTCGCATTGGACATGTCACGGTCATAAGCGCCGCGCATACCCGACTGCCAGTCTCCGTCGCGGGAATAGCGGCGAGAATAGTCTTCATCGCGGGAATAGCCGTCGTCCTCCAACATCTCAATTTTATCGATGTTTTTGATGGTGTCCGTCAGTTTGTGCGCAATTTCGAGATCGCCCGCGCCAAGCTCACCCTTACGTGCCAGCTCGTCGAGTTCGTCGCACAGCATATTGCGCAGATCATACATTGCTTTTTTGCTCATGTCCATTCTCCTTTCACGCGATTCTCTCAACCGTCAGATTCGAGTTAGCGAAGTTGACGGCCTGAGTGCTGGTGTTTTCCATTGCAACTGTCAGGCAGCATCCTTTTGGAACACAGACCTGCGCGGAAACATAAATATTAAAGTAGTTTCCTACAGCCGCAGGAGTGACGGTCGCCGTTGCACTGGTCAGCGGCTCTCCGTTGATGGCAAGCGCCACCGTGATGGCCTCGACCGTGCCTCCGGTGGGAATAGCGATGTTGCCGCCATAGGAGACCCTAAACAGGGCGCGATTTTGATTGGTGATGCCGCGAAGCGTGACAACGCCTGCGCCCTGACGATGCACGATACAGGGCTTGCTATTGACCGCCGTTTCAGTCAGGGGAACGTTCTGGCCAGCAGCAACGGTCTGAATTGCCGCAGAAGTAAATTCTGCCATTAAAATCATTCCTTTCTCAGTTAAAATACAGCGGCGGAGCTATTGCCCCGCCGCGTTGTCGTAGTATCGGCACGGGGCCGACCATTTTCCCCGTGTGGGGAAAAAGCTATGCTATACAGTTGTCAGCAGCCGCAACCGGAGCCACAGCCGCCGTAGCCGCTACCCGCCCACGGGTTACAGGTAATGTAGGCGGGGGAAGGACACGGACGAAGCTGCGAAATGAGGTAGTTATTCTGTGCAGCCTGAGACGCAGCCAGCTTGAGATTCTGGTTCTCGGTCTGGAGGTCGGACAGCTTGCTCTGCGTGAGGAAGTCCAAGATCGCTCTCGAATTCTGGTTGTTCGCGTCAATGATGTCGCGGGCTGCCGTGTTGACCGTGTTGCGAGTGTCGCACGCCTGCGTCGCCATGTCGTAGCGCACCTGCGCGATAGCCGCGCGGTTTTCGCAGCAACAATTAGCGGCCTGCATCTGCATGGCGTTGAGCTGCTGCATCAGCGCCGCCTGCTGGTTGCTGCGAGAAAGCTCGGCCTGTGCAAAGCCGTTTGCCATCGCCATGTTGGTGCCGTTGACAAGCTGCGCCTGCTGGTAAAATCCGTCGCAAAGGCCTTGATTTACACTGTCGATTTTGCGCTCGACATTGGCAAAGTCAGAGGTCAGCACATAGCCGTCGACAACGCCGCCGGAATTGCCGGCGTTTCCCCAGCCGTTGCCGCCCCAGCCGCAGAACACAAACAGGAAAAGAATGATGATCCACCACGCGCCATCGCCGCCGAAGCCGCCAAAGCCGCTGTTCATCATGCCGGTTGGCGCAACAGGCATAGTGGCCTGAACGCCGCCGTCAGAAAGAGACATAGTATCACTCCTTTTAATTAAAGTCGGTTTTATCTAAATCGTGGCCACGATAAAGAATTAAAGAAAACGCTATAAATATTTAATTACTGCATCAGGCTTTGAAACTGCTTTGCCATCTGCTGTAGCTGATTGAGCTGCTGCTGGTTGAGCTTGCCGCTCTGCAAAAGCTTTTCGACCTCCGCTTTGGGGTCGCCCTTGAAGTTCGCCTTGAACTGCTGGAACTGCTGCATCATGCGCTGGAACTGGCCTACCGGCCCCGGCATCTGCCCGCCGCCAAGCGCACCGAAAAAGGGATTATTCATCGTCATCGTCCTCCTTGCGCTTCTTTTTGTCCTTTATTTCGCCCACAAGCGCCGCCAGCGCGTCAAACTCTTTACGGGTGACAAATTCCACACCCTTTTCCTGCGGAGCTGTACGGGGCGTTTCTGCGCGCTCTACAAGGTCGTAAATCTTGAGCGTCGGCTTCCCGCTTGCATCCGCCTGCTTGAGATACACAGTCGGCGCGGTAGAATCCCACAGTGCTACGGCAGAGTTAGGCGCGATGAGATAGCCTCTTGCCTCCTGCTCGCCGCTTACCCACTGCACGCCGCCCTGTGCGATGGGGTTTTGTTGCACTGGCTGCTGCATGGGCTGCATCTGTGGCTGCTGCATCTGCCGCATCTGCATGAGGTTATCCGGCATCGGCTGCGGATAATAGGGATTGAAATAGGGATATGCCATGTTCACTCCTCCGTTTCTTTTACCCAGTAATAAAGCGGGATTTCGTTCTCGCTGTTCCAACTGTCGTAAATTACACCGTCCTGAACGCACACTACATGGCCAGAGAGGGCGAGGATATAAGTACCGCGCGGGTGTTCGTCGGCAAACTTGCCGACCGTGTAGCAGTCTGTGCAGGTGTCCGGCATGATGTAGCGCCGATAGCCGAGAGACCGCAGATACGCGCCCCAACAGGCGTTTGCATTGGGCAAGTCACCGTCTAAGTATCCCTGTATACACAGAGACAAATAAACTTCGCCCCAGTCCTTTCCTGTCGCCTTGCAGATTGCGCGCACGGTGCAGTCGGACACGTTGCGCCCGTTTGGATTTGGGTTGAAATAGCTATACATGGAACATCTCTGCAAAGTAGACGTATGTTCTCAGCTCGTCAGGATCAGGAAACAGTGTCAAAATGTCCATCGCCATTTGCTCAGTAAAGCCCAAAGCTAAAAGTCGGTCGTACATCGCCGCACCTCCTTTTGTTGCCTCAATCATACCGCGGATCGCGCTCCGCAAATGGTCATCGTTTGGTCAATATTTGGTCAAAAAATATTTCAAAAAGCTCTTGACAATACGCTAATATTAGCGTATAATGAGCATGTAAACAAGAGAGGGGAACACCCCGGGAGGATACAACAATGACTAAGACTTATGCTTGGACGACCGCAAGAGGCGCTAAGATCTCTGCAACGATCACCTCTAACCATATCACCCGCGAGACCGTTTATGCTGATGGCTGGAACGTCGAATGCGATTGCAGCAAGTACACGTACAGCGTGGACGAGCTCACCGTCAACGGCAAGCCGACCGAGCTTAAAGAAATGTGGAACGAGCGCGGTATCCCCTGCATCCTGATCGCCCGCAAAGGCAACGACCGCGTGCTGGCTGCTATCCCTGATGACATTGCCGCTGATATCTATGGCGAGGAGCGCGAAGAAAACAAGCGGAAATTTGAGGCTGCCAAGAAGGCCGAGGAAATCTACGACGCGCACTGTGAAATGATGCGCAAGGCCATGAGTTACTAATGGAGGCAAGATAACCGATATGCGAAAAAAATATGCCGACTGCAAGCAGGCTGACGGTGACTGCACGACGTGCTCGCTCGTCTCTTATGGCCGCGACTGCCATAACCGCGTGATATCAAAATTGGAATGGTCGCGCCGCATGGCCGAGCTGACGCAAGCCAGCCTTGCTGAGAGGTCCGGCGTGAACGTCCGCCAGATCCAGCGCGTAGAGCTGGGAGAGGCCGAGGCCGGGAACCTGACGGCCAGAAACCTGATTGCCATTGCCGACGTGCTCGGTGTAGATGCAAAATCTTTGTTATAACAAGGGAGTGGATCAAATGAGCAGCTTTTTTATTGCAAGCAAGGCCCAGGCGGAAGCGATCCTCGAAGAGTTTGAAAGATGCCGCGACTGCGGTAGTTGCGGCCTGAACACCGCCGAAGGATGGAAATGCAGTTACCTCGCGGAATGCGCCAGAAAATACTTGGAAAAGCACCGCAACGGAAAAGAATAAAAAAGAGAACGCCGAACTGCGGCAAGGAGACTGTACGCATGAAGAACGAATATTATATCCCGAACACAAGCGGTAAAAGAATTTCTTTTGACGGGAAAGAGTACATTTTTGTGGAAGATTTGCACGATGAAATCTCCCTGCCGGAAACTTTGAATGACCCAGCGGACTGTGTGCAAATTTCTTATCGCGCGCAGGTAATTGACCCCGACGCCCCGGAACGCCTGCTTGAACTCTATTTTGCGCCCATCCTTGCGTGTGATGACGCTTGTTTTGATTACAAAACTGCCGAGATACTCGGGATTATCGAGACGGATAACGACTAACCGGCAAAACGCAGAACAGAACCCGACTACACTACGGATAAAGCGAACAAGATTATATAAGCAAAAGAGAGCACCGATTAACCTCGGTGCTCTCTTTGTTCATCTGCGATTTTTTTGTATGCCCGCCTGCGGCAGCGGTTGACCGCCTCCGGCGACAGGTGCAGCGCCTCGCACACTTGCGCGTAGCTCTTGCGTCGCACGTCGCACTCGATAAGGCACGCCGCCTCGTCCGCCGGCAGCTCAAACGATAAGATATACGCCACGGCCCGCTTGGGAGCCATAGCGGATAATTGCGCGCGGATCGCTCGATGCTGCTTGTCCATGCTGTGCGCCGGGGCTTGCAGAGCGCTCACGCGAGGGGAGACGTTGCAGGTCTCCCGCCCGTTTCCCTTTCCGTGCCCGATTCGGGCACCGTTATTTTGTTGCTCTCTGGATCATCGTCACGGCCTCCTGCCGCGTGATGAATCTCTGCGGCGCGCTGCCGTCCGTGATGCCCGCCGCCTTTGCCGCCGCCCAATCCTTTGCCGCCCACGAAGAGACGGGCTTGGTGCCGAGCTGCGCAAGGTAAGTGTCCATCATCTTGTTAAACGTTGCCTGATCCATGTACTCCTCCATTTCCGGCGGGTACTTGCCCGCCAAAATCATGTTGCCGGAATATCTCCCGTGGTCGTCCCACTGAAAATGCGGTTTGTCGGGGAATCTCTTCCAGTCCCCGCCCCACGAAAAACCGATCTGCTTGCCGATCTGCCCGCAGCGGGCAAAAAACGACGGATCGTCGTACTCATGTCCCTTGACGTTTTTGCAGATGTCGAACGCAAGCCCCGCCTTGACGCCGTGGAACGTCGGCCTTGTCGCGGTCTTTGCCGCGTAGCCGTTCGCGGCAAGATAGCGCTGGTAATCGTCGTCGCGCACCGTGTCCGTGACTTTGGCGGGCAAGCCCGCCTGCTTGCACAGGTCCAGAAAGATAAGGCAATTTGCCCGCACGTCCGCGCGCAGATACTTAATATCGCCGCTTTTAAGCATCGCTGTCACCCTTGCTGTCGATCACGTCCTGTGCCTTCTGCGACTGCGTCCCGAAGTAGAACGCGATGATGACCGCATAGATCGTCATGAAGTCCTGCGAGATGTTGCCCGTGACGGCCATGTACGCGAAAACTCCCGTTAGCACCAGCGTCACGATGCTCTTGACGCTCATCAGGTTCGCCAGTCTCTTGTGAATCAGTTCCATGTTATTCGTCCTTTCCTTTGATTTTGATTCCAGCCAGCAGGCCGAGTTCTGCCGTCCACGCGGCGAACCACGCGACGGTCAGGCTGTCCGGCACTACCTTGTCATGCGCGGTCAATACGAGCACCGCAATGCAGTACCAGCAGAGGTTGAGCACTGCCGCGATGACGTACTTGTCCCGCTTTCTCAGCTTCTTCATAAGGCTACACCCGACAGCAGCCACGCGATAAACGCACCCGCCAGCACCGCGAGGGCCTTGTCGACCAGACTGTCCCAACGTTTCCCCGCCTTGCCCGTGATGGCTTTCACGTCCTCTTTGATCTCCTTGACGTCGCCCTCAACGGTCTCCTGCTTGGTCGCCAGCACTTCGACCGACGTTGCCAGCCTGTCAAGCGCCGTCTGGTGCTCCTGCAACTCATTGATTCGATGCGTATTGCTCTTGCACCTGCTTTCAATCAGCGCGATCTCTGCGTCATCGTAGTGCTTTGCATTATCCATTTTTCACGCCCCCTTTCTGCGGCCTTAGACCGCCGTGAAATAGTTCCCTACCAACTCGTGTGGCAGATACTGCAAGACGATCTTCCCGCCCACGGCCTCGCCGGTACGCTCGCACAGGTATAGCTTAGTGTCTTCGGGGTCTTTGTAATAAAGACCATACTCGTACTCCATGCCGCGAGCGGCCGGAATCGGGTCATCTTGAGTACCCGCGTGGTCGACGTTGATGATCGTCCACATGGCAGGGGTGGAATGCGGCGGCCAGTTCTCTTGCGTGGTGTGGCCCTGACCTTTGTTGACGCGGTAGACGTGCAGCACGCCGCTTTCGTCCGTATCACTGCGGCGGTCGCCGGGCTTGACGGTCTCGCCGATGTGATCCGCCCAGCGCGGGAACAGCTCGGGCGACTTCGCCGCCTCGCCGTCAGAGAGCGACGCGCTGGCCTGTTCGATCATCGGTCGCAGCCTTGCCGCGCGCTGCGGCGTGATGCTCTGACCGACCAGCGCCGTTACGGTCGCCGCCGAAAGCTCGGATTCCGTGGGCTTGCCCATCTTAATGCTGACGGTGCCGTCGCGGTGGTCGGTGATGTCGCCAGCAAGGCTGTACTCGCTGTTGTCGTACTCGTTGACGACCTCTTTGGTCTCGCCCGTGGGCTGGCCCTGCTCGTCCAGCACGTCCTGCGTCTCGCGCTGCACAATGCTCCACGGGGTATTGTCGGGCAACAGTGCCACTACGGCGTCGTAGGACATGGTCAGATAGATGGTTTTGGTATCACGGCCGTTCCAGTTGCGGTCAACAAGGTTGCCGTTGACCGTAGCGGGATATTCCGTGTTGTTGACTTTTACGTAGATACTCATGTGCTGCTCCTTTCTTATTGCGGCGTGGCGTTGGCTTGCAGCCACGTCAAGAGATCACCGGTGGGTAATTCATCAAAAGTGATGGTGCGGTATACCTCCCCCCGCCAGCCGTTTCGGTAGGCGAGTTCCCTGGTCTCGTTAATCTTTCTATAGTAGATTAAAGTTCTTACACCGTAAGTGTCGTCGTAGCCTCGGATAAGATGGTCGTAGGTAAAGCCATAATAGCCAGACACAAAGCTGACAGCAATCCCGCTACTATACCCCCAGAATTTGTCTGGCTGCGACGTTATATCAATGGTTTCGTTGAAGTACCACGTCAAGCTCACATCCGGCTCAAAGTTGATGTCATACCCCGTCCCGTTGATGAGCGTCCTGCCTTTCTTGATGTTGTACACCGTGCCGTTGACGAGGCACTTCCCGCCCTTAACGTCGTAAGCAGTGCCGTTGACGAGCGTTTTTGGTAATGTAGGGGTTTTACTTTTCGTCGTAAAGCTTCCGGATTTATCGTACTGCGATCCTGCTGTCACCCAACCCCCGGACGTATTTTTGTAGTAGAGTGACGCGCTCCAGTTGTACGTTGTCCCCGGCGTCAGCCCCGTGATGTCGAGAGAAAAAGTGTTTTCGCCTCCGCTTGTCTCCGGCGATAACGCAGAAAATGTCCCGACGCCGCTGACGGCAACGTCCATGCGCCGCTGACCTTTATAGCTGCTTGACCCTCCGGAAAACTTTCCGACTGCGTGGGCGATAGTCCCGTTGCTAGAATCCGGCGTTATCTCTACAGTAAATGTAGCCATTTCCGCCTCCTTAGCCGTACACCCAGTTGATCGCGTAGTCCTCGGTGGGCGTGGTCTCCGTGCTCACGAGTGTCTGCTTGACAATGTTGCCGGATGCGATATAGTCGCTGCCGCGCGTCGCCGCCACCAGCCCGCCTGAGCCGTTGCCCTTGAGAATGTTGGTCGTGGATGGAACTGTTGGAACACTGACCGTGACCGCGCCCGTCTTACCATTGACCGACGTGACAGGATACGGTGGCGGATTGTTCTTACTGTACTGCTTGACGTTGTCCACATTGCCGAGGCCTACATCTCCCTTTGCAAGGCTCACCGCGCCTGTCTTACTGTTGACGCTTGTAACCGGCGCACTCTGCAAGGCACTGTCAGCCTTGCCCAAACTCGCCTGCACGTCGCTTGCAAGGTCGGATTTTGCCACCGTGGACTTAAAAGCCAGAGTGCCGAGGTCGGCGAACCACTTCGCGATTTTGCCGAACAGCACGGAGAGCTTTTCACCCGTCGCAATATTTGCGCGGGTTCTCGCTGCCGTGAAAGCCGCCGTGACATTACTGCCGTCGCCGGTCTTGTCCAGCTTATTGACGAGCGCCGAGTACACGCCGCCGGACTGTACGGGGTTCGCGCTGCCCTGCGTAGGCGTTGCGTCGGTAGTTACCTTGACGTCCTTGATAGCGTTGTCAATGTATGAAAAGATGTCCTGGTGCTTGTTTTGAGGGTCATACACTGAGGCCAGCATGTCACCCGTACCAGCACCAGAAGCGCCACGGCAATAGCCTGCGTCATAGCTCGTGCCGTTCGACAGCGTCACGATAAGGTGATAGTCGCTCTGCCGGATGGTAATACCGGTAATTGTGGGAGCATCCGTGCCGGGGCTGCCCTGCGGACCTTGGATGCCCTGTTCACCCTGTGGGCCGGTGTCGCCTGTTGCACCTTTTTCGCCGGTTTCACCCTTGTCACCCTTTTCGAGCACAAGGTTGAGCACCTGATTTGGGGCTTCTCCGGTAATGGTCGCGCTCGCCACCTTGCCGGACGTGACCGAGCCGATGGTCAGCACGTTTGCGGGGCCTGCGGGGCCTTGGGGGCCGGTCGCGCCTGTTGCACCGGTCTCACCTTGTATGCCTTGTTTACCCTGCGGACCGGTCGCACCCGTCGCACCTGTCGCACCGGTGTCGCCCTTGCTGCCCTGCGGGATGCCAAGCGCCAGCGTACCAGTCGACTTATCGTAGGTCGCCGTTGCCAAACTTCCTGCGGGCAGTGTTGTCACCGTGACCGATACAACGCTCAGCGTGACGAAGTCCAGCAGCGTTGCGCCTTTGAGCTTTTTCGCTGTGCCGCCCTGCTGCAAAACAAAAAGATCTTCGTTGGTGATTTGTGTTGCTTGAGTGAGGTCGGAAATTGCTTTATCAGCCATCTGTTACCTCGCTTTCCGTCTCGGCAGCTTTCGCGGGCGGCTCTGCGGGTACGTGCGCCGCCTGCTGGTCGAGCCGCTCGAGGATCGCATATGCCTGCCGCAGCTCTCCCTTGACCTTTGCCATCTTCTCCGCGTCGTTCGCGGAGATCATCACCAAAGACAGCGTATTAAATGCGCTGTCAAGGATCTGCATTGCCTGCTTTTTCATAGTTCCTCCTTATCCCGACTCCCACCAAGAGTCGGTGTAGATTTCTGCGTTGTAGGGTCTCCACATGTCCGTGTAGATGTACGGCGTATACGCTCGCCACATATCCGTGTAGATGTACACCGCGCCGCCCGTAGTGCCGCCCTCTGTGGTAAACGATCCGCTGTCGGAATAGCTGGTCTCCACCCATTGATTGAGGTTGGTGTCCCAATAGCAGAGCACTGCCTCCCAATCGTAGGTTTTGCCGGGGGTAAGTCCGTCGAACGAATCCGTAAACGTGTTGTTCGCGCCGGAATCCTCGTTCGAGGTCAAGTAATACCCGTAGCCCAGAATGCCGGTCACGTAGATCGCACGCGCTCGATTATGGTAGCTGTCTCCGTAAAACGTGCCGTTGAGGACAGCTGTCGTTGACCCCGTCGCCGTAACGCTAACACTAAAACTTGCCATGCGTCACCTCACTGACGAAGGAAAAACAGTTTCCCCCAGTTACCGGCCGGTAAGATATTTCCGTACATCTGGCTACCGATATACAGCTCGCCGCCGCCGAGCGACACAATGTTGTTGGACAGCGTGATAAATCCACCGTAGGCGCCGCTGGCTTTTAGGTATACATTGGTCGCCGATTCCAGCTTGATACCGCCATAGAGGGTTTTGATGCCGACACCGTAGTCAACGTTCGTCTCCACAAGCGAAATTTCGCCCACTTTGGTATTGCTGTTTGCCAAGAGTTCCACCGTCTGGCCTCGTAACTTTTGCGCTGTGATAGAGGTCCCGTCGATGTACGTTGCGATCGCACTATTGACCTCGTTTGCGTTCAGGCCCGCGTTGTTGTCGACGTAGGTCTTCGTAGCATAATTCGAGCCGTCCTTGAGATCGCCGACGCGGATGCTGCCGGTCTGGATTTGGTCGGCTGTCAGCGTACCCTTGATATTCGCCGCATCGACGTACAGATTATCCGTCTTGATGCTGCTGCCGTTGATCTTGGTCGTGCCGCTCGCGTCCGTCACCGTCAGGCCGTCCAGCGTGGTTTTGACCTCAGTGTACTTGCCGTCGATGCCCTCGACCTTGAGCATGATCTCCTCGCTGGTCTTGGTGATCGTTGTTCGTGTCTCGGCAATCTTACGGTTGAATTCCTGTGTGATGTACCCCTCAGCCGGATATTCGTCTTCCATCTCCGCTTCTCCGGGGGAAGAAATGCCCGCATATCCGCGTCCATCATCAGAGAGTTTAGACAGCGGCGAATAAATGCCACCAACCGTCACGCCGTCGCCCAGCTCTGCCGCTGGATCGATGTTTGCTGCGCCTGCTTCGTACGCCTGATACTGGTAGCCTTTCATGGTTTGCAGTAAAGCATTTACCATTGGCTGCGTGGCGTGAGGGCAACTTGCAATGACCTCCATTCCGGTATCGTCGCCCGCCGTCAGGCTATTTTCGTCGTCCACAAGCAACGTCACACGGGAAATAGGCTTATACTTGCCATTGTCGGAAAAGCTTGTAATGTCGCCGCCGACGTAATATTTATCAGACAAGAATCCTCACCCCTCCAAACGTAATAGCGCTGCCCGCTTCTGTAATGAGATAGTTTGTCTCGGTAGGCATAGACAACAACGGAATAAGCAATAGTTTCCCTGCATCGGTAATAATCCAGTTCCCACCGTGCGCCGCAGCGATAAAGCATAGCTCGTTGCGGATGGTGTAATCATTTGCGGGATAGTCGATGGTATACGAGCTGTTGAGCACTGTGCGGCTGTCCAGTTCCACGCCCATCAACTGGCAAAAGATGTTTACAGCGTCAGGCATAGTCATCGGAAAGTTAAGCGACTGGTCTGGCTCCCACACAACGTCAGCCTTTCTCATAGCGTCGTATGCTTCAAGTTCCCAATAATCCCCATCGCAGGACCGGCGGTTGGTAAAAAACACGCCTTTGGGGATCCAGTCTGTCGCCTGACTTCCATTAACAAGCCTGAGATAACGCTTGATCGTCGCGGCGCGCGGTACGTTGTCCGCATACAGTGCCAGTTTTAATGTTGCGCAGCAGGCGTTTCCGATGCCGAATTCTTCAAACAACTGCGATTCGACAGAGTGGGAAACCTCCACGTCTTTCCCGTATTCCACACCATTGATGATAAATTTGTATTCGCGTTCCGTCCCGGGCTTGTGAAGTAAGTCGCGCCACAGCACACTTGTCGTCTGCCCCATGTTACACCTCGATCAGGTTAAACGCCGCGCCACCCCACACCTCATTGTCGTCCGTTGCTTCTTCAAGCGTGCATTCCATAGACGAGCAGTAAAACGTGCTGGTTCGGACTCCATGCAAGTCAAGATACTTGGCCGTGAACGTTGTCTCATTAAGGTCATCATCGAGCTTTGCCAGCTTATCGCGAGGCATAGAGCGCGTTGTATAGTTCAGCTTCCGCTTGCTGGTAATCTTGTCACGGCGCATTTTCCCGTCTTTTGTGCGGGTGGTCTTATCGCTGTCGAGGTCGTTGCGGCTCCAACCATAACCCTTTGTGGCGATAAAATCGGAGTAATCCGTGCCGTTGATAATAAGGACTTCCATGTTATTCCTCCTTAGTACAGCAGCACGGGCTTACCCGCCGCGCGTGTCATGTTGTTAATGTTCTTCACGGTGCTGCGTGCGATTTCCTTACCGTCAAGCTGGATAACGACCGTAGTTGCACCGCCGCCCGATTCTGCCATAGCCTGCTTAAATGCGTCAACCATCGTTGCAAGCGGCGTTTCGATGTTCGTTCCGCTCTTCTGATCGCCCAGCACAGCAAGAAATTCCTTGTTAGGGGGAATGACTGCGCCGGTCGCCAGACGCGGAAGATGTACTTCGGAAAGCGAGGAAAGATGCCCGCCGATGCTTTTACCGCCAACACCCGGAACCCAGCTTGGGACGGTAAACTTAATCGTGTTGATTTTGCTGATAAGCCAATTTAAGCCCTTGATAATGGCATTAACCGCGCTTTCGGCAATAATGACGATGCTGTTCCAAATGCCTTTAAATACCTTTTTGACACCATCCCATGCAGAATTCCAATCACCAGTGAACGCTCCCTTGATAAACTGGATAATGCCGCCAAGAATGTTATCTTTAAGGTTTCTTGCAAACTCAGTTAGATTGCCAGTCAGCGCAAGAACGGCGGTAACTACCGTAGCAATTCCTGCAATCACAAGTGGGATGACACTCCCGGTCAGAAAGAAGAATCCCAACCCCGTTGCCACAATGCCAGCAATCAGTAGCAGCGTATTTTGGAGATTTGCACCGTTATCACATATGTCCTTGAACGCTGTGATAATCATTGCTGCACCAGCCACTACAAGGCCGATGCCCGCCCCAACTTTGCCGAATGCGATTGCAAGCCCCCCCGCAAGCGCCGCTGTGCCTGCAAGCATTTCGAGCAGATTCCCCCAGTTGACGCCGTTATTCCATGCGTCGGATAAGCCGTCCCACAGAAGAATCAATCCGCCAACAGTGATGAGGATGCCGCCGAGCTTTTGCAGAATAGTGCCAAGCACACCTGGCAAACTGCTGCTGATTTTCCACAGCGCTAAACCTGCCGCAATGAGCATGACCGCATCCGCGATTTTCTTTAGGCGGTCGCTGATATCGTCCATGTAGCTAAAGTCCGGAGTGATTGCGTCAGCGGATGCACCGCCGCCCGCATCGTTTGCGGTATCGGTGGAAATCTGGTTGATCTCATCAAACGCCGCAAGCTGACTTGCCGCTTTCTTCGCGGCACTGCCCGTTCCCTTTAATGCACTGGTTTCCTTGTTCAGCGCCTTTGCTGAGTTAGCAGTTGCCTTGACGCTCTTGCCGGAGATAAGCGCCACAAGGCGCGTGATCTGCGAGACTACTGCCGTGATAACTTTTACAAGCAGTGTAAAGGCGGGAACAATTACACTTACAAGAGGCTGCGCCAGCGTCAAAAGCGCTCCTTTAAGTTGCGCAATGGATTCTCTTGCATCGGAGTTTACCATTACGACGTTCTTTACCCAGTCGCGCACTTTTGTTAATGCTTGGGTAATAACTGTAAAAACAAGGGCACTGCGGACAACAGATTTTAAGCGCTGCCCAAATACTTTCATAGAATCTGCCGCCGCTTCGGTTGCATTACGCAGCCCTGCGCCTTTGGCTCTGCCCTCGATCTGCTGCGTTAGCTCGACTGCCTGCGTTTTCGCGTCGGAAATCTTATCGCCGGTTTTGTTGAGCTTTTCGTTGAGCTTATCAATGTTATTTGCGGTTTTGTTAAATTCGCTTTGCAGCATTCGCACGCGCTCGGCCTGCTCGGACACGTCGATTTTTTCATACGTGCCTTTCGGTGCTGTACGCATATCTGCAAGCTCCTGTTTTGCCGCATCCAGTTCTGCGCCGATGCTGCGCAGCCGGTCTTCCATCGGCGTTTTCTGGTCGCCGAGCCTGTTAAACTCCTTTTGTAAGGATTCGATATTGCTTTTTACTTTGTTCAACTCCTGATGGAGTTTTTTGTCGCTAATAGTCGCTTCAAATACGACTTCGCCGTCAGCCACAATATCACCTTCTTGCTTTTTGGTTTTTTGCGTGATATCATCCAAGCAGCCATAAATAATGGCAAGGAGGACTGAAAAATGGATAAGATGACTACTTGCAAGGTATGCGGGGCATCTATCGCAAAATCCGCTACCGCTTGCCCGCAGTGTGGAGCCAAGCAGAAAAAGCGCCACCCAGTGCTGGGGATTATCATTGCTATTTTCGGCATTTGCATGATCGCCGCCGCATTAAACGACATAGGCGATGATCCCAGCGCGGAGAAACAAACGTTTAGCGTTGGAGAAACTGCCGAGCTAAACGGGGTCAGTGTAAAGTTTGATTCCTGCACCGAAAGCAATGGATCGCAGTTCAACACCCCTGATGATGGCAATGTGTTTTTGCTTTGTGAATTCTCCATTGATAACCAGTCGGATAAAGATATTGCCGTTAGCTCTATCGCATCGTTCAACGCCTATGTTGATGACTACTCGACAAATCTGAGCATTTCGGCCACCATCGCAACCGATAAACCCCAGTTAGATGGAGCCGTTGCTGCCGGCAAGAAAATGACCGGTGTTGTCGGATACGAAGTCCCCAAAGACTGGGAAGAAATTGAAATCCGCTTTACTCCCGACTTTTGGTCTGGAAACGAAATTGAATTCATTGCAAATAAGTAACCATCTTCGCCCGATGCTATTTTGCGTCGGGCGTTTTTTTGCCCAACCACGCATTGATTGTGTCGTTTTCTTCTTCTGTCATCGGCTTCTTTATATCTACAAGCCGCCTGTTTTCTCGGTAAAATTCTCGATCCGACTTGTCGAGCGTTTTTCCTTTTGCTTTCAGGTTGCGAATTCGAACGATGTTTGCAAACAAACAATCCCCGATTTCGTAGTACGCCGAGACGAATGACCACCAATGGAAATAAGGCATTGCGCGGACCTCTTGCCCCACAACACGATTGATGGGGGCCACGATGTATTGAAAGTCTTGCTCCCAGTCCATCAACTTAGGCCGCTTGCGATTATCGCCCTCATCCCCGCAGTCGAGAAACCACGTCATTTGTTTCACGGCTTCTGGAATGTGCTCATCCGGCATTTTTAAGAAGTCCGGATAAAAGATATCCAGAGCCGCAAGCGCTTTCTGCTCGTTGGTCAGATCGGCCGCAGCAAATACCGCCAGCACGTCCAGTGACGCGCGATAGTCTGAGCGGATTTCATAGTCAACGCCGCAGACGTTCAGCGACGTTGGAAGATCGTACATCATTTACGGTATTTCTGCGTATACTTGCGGATTTTCTCATCGGCAAGCGCCTGTTCGCGCTTTACTGCCTCATCAAACTGTTCGATGATGGCGGTCATAAAGTTCTGCCAAACCGGCGCACCGTTGGCCGCGGAATAGGCATTGACGCTGCCAAAAAGCGTATCAGCAATGTCTTGCCCGAACAAGTCATTGATGATGCTGCGCATTTCCTTGTCAAGAGAATCAACCATGTCGAAAAGCTCATCATCGGGGATATCTTTTTCAAGCGTCTTTGCACGGGTCTCCTGCTTCTTGCGCAGGTCATCAAAGGTTTTATATGCTTTCTTTGCAAAGTTAACATCCGCAGGGTTGAAGTACACCGTCACGATGCCGTTCACGCCGCGAATGGTATATTCCTTTACACCGGAATCAAAAGTGAGTTCCATATATTCCTCCAAAATGAGGGCTGACAGACGCCAGCCCTCTATTTGTTATTCGCCCTCGGTAAAAGTAACCGTGCTGCCGGAGATAGCGGCAGTGCCGACCGTGCGCGCGCCGCCAAGCGTCACGTCGATAGGCATACAGATAAAGCCGCCACCCTCGCCGCCGAGGGAAGAGGATTTGACCATGCAGGACGAATAGCGTTCCGCAAATACTGCGGTCTTTGCCGTGCCTGCATAAGCGTGGACAATCAGCACATCCTGATTCGCCAGCGCCGCCGCGTTCTGCTCCTTAACCGCGAGATTCCAAACCTTGACGATGGCGGGATCCCCAGCGTCCAGATCAGACGGGTCAAAGGTCTGCGTGATGATGGGTTTCTTCATGGTCGTGCGCGTCGTGCCAAGGATATCCTTCGAGGAATCTTCCTGCCAGTCGTATTCCATGCTGGAATCCGTGACGCGCGTACCGAGGGGAGACCACGTGGGGGTCCCGGTTTCGCCCGTGTTGAGGTACGCGATCAGAAGTTCGCGGTCTACGGTCTGCCCCGCCGTGGTGTTAAAGGTCATATCAGCCATTTTTAATCACCTCGTAGTTCATCTTCATAAGGATTTGATGATCCTCGTCACCGTTTTCATACACGGCGAAAAGAGAGGATCGCGTTGTCGGCTCAATGCGAATGACGCGCCGGCCGTCGCCAATGTCAGGCGGTGTTTCGTTTGCCGCCCAATCGCCCAAAGCATTGAGCAGCTCGTCAGCCTTGAGCCGCTTGTCGTTGCTATTCCCCGGTTTCATGCGGTAAATGACCTTGAATTGGTATTCCGCCTGATATCCACCGAGGATATATTTTTGCACGATGTACGCCGCCTGAATCGTAGACAGCGCCATCGCTTCTGCGTCAGCAGGGAGAAATTCAAACCGAATGAAATCAACTGGCTTGTCAGGGAATTTGTTGAGCCAAACAAGCAACTTTCGCGACACTTGATCTTCTTCCGCTGCCGATACCGTCTTTTTAACCTGCTCCGTACTTCTTCACCGCCTTTTCCGCTACGCGCGCCCACTTGCCAAGGTTCTGCGCTTTCGATGCTTCGCACCAATGGGATTGTGCCTGCGGATGCCCCGTATGGTTGAACACTAAATTGCGGTCAGTCACGACCTTTGTACCGCCTTTCGGCGCGTATGTGCTGCCGGTATTCGGGTCAACCATGACTTTTCCGTAATACAGGAATCTCGCATAAGGGCCGGGGTATATGATATTGTTGCCAACTACCCTTGTACGCTGCGTTAAAGATCCCGTAAGCATCGGAACAAAAGGCTGAGTGTCTTTCTCCATCTGCTCGGCTAAAACGTGATCAGCGCGCGTACAAGCCTTTGCAATGGCAGTTTTGGCAGCGTCCATTCCATCGGTATGCACGGAAAACTTGATGCCCATTACGCACCTCCAACGAGAAAATGCTGCATATCGGGGCTACCGTAGTCCATCGCATCAACCTTGGTCACGTTGTAGCAATCGTCATGGCTCAGTACGACGGTCATGTCGTCCGACACAAACTCGCCCTTCACAAAGCACGTCATGCCACCGTTGCCTTTGTATGAGAGCGTCCACAGGTCAGACTTATCCGCCGCCTTAAAAAACGATTGCGGTCCAGTGTAAGTTTTCGGCTTCCCTGTTACCCCGTCCACCGCTTTCACAGCAAACGGGATATACAGGTTTACCGCGTCTGCACTTTCAAGGCCGCTTTCGCGCACGTTGACCGCCTTGCTGGCTTGCAGCATCACGCCACGCAGGATTGTGGTATAGACCTTCTCGACCTCATCAAGCGTTGTTGGGTCAACCTCCTGCACGATGTTGTAGATCGTTACAGTGTGGGGAGCATACATCTACAACCACCTCCGCGATACAGCAGCCCGGTATGTGCAAGGTATTCCATGCACGTTTCCGCAAGCAGTTTCTTCGCCCCGTCCGTCGCATTGAGCGCAGACAGCGCGGATTCCCCGCCCGTCGCAAGCGTTCTGGAATAACTGCCTACCGTTTCGCTTTTGACTTCCGCGTCATTTGCCGCGGCGTTTGCAAGAGTTTTCACGGCAAGCGCCTGCGCCGCCTCGATGACCGCATACTTGTCAACCAGCGCACAGCAGCACATCTTAACCGCATCAAGATCGGCGTGGTCTTTAGCTTTGTTGCGCGTGTAATAATCGAGGAAGGAGCCAGCGCGGACAACAAGACGCGGGAAGTCATTTTCACTCACAGCGCCCATATAGGTGCCGGAGTAGTATTCAAAGTCTGCGTAAGTCATCAGTGCCCTCCTTCCAAAACTGCGAGAATTTCAGCCTTTTTCATCGAACTGCTGACCCCTTCCACCCCGTTTTCATCGGCATACGCAAGCATTTCAGCTTTTGTCATGTCGGAGAAAGCCGGGGTGTCAGGGTCAGGCTCATTCAGCAGTTCAGTTAGCCCCCCACCGCCGGAGTGATAGAGCCGACCACCACGCCGTCGATACGCTCAGCGAAAAGAGCCATGCCGTTGATAACGGTGTCAGATGCGGTCATGTTGGTGTAATCGGGCTCCTCATGGATACCGATATAGCCGGTGGCGTCGGTGGTGAAATCGAACACCTCGCCAAGATCAGCGCCGTTCACAGGAATGTAGTACAGGACAATGTTGTCCTTGGCGGTGGCGTAAATCTTGCCCTTGAGAACGCTGGAATTGAGAATCACGGTGCCAAGGCCGAGGAAGTTCTCAACGTAAGTCATGCCGAACGCGGTCTGCAAGGTAATGTTTGCGCTTGCGAGGTAGTCAGCAACGTCCAGCGGGTTCAGAAAATACACCGCACCGATCTCGTCATCTTCAAACAGCACCTGCAGCTGGCCCCATGCCTGTGCCAAGGTTGCCTGGAAGGTCGCACCAGATGCCGTGCCCGTACCGGTTGCGAGGAAGTCGAAAAAGTCTTTTCGGATACCCTTCTGGACGTCCTTGAGCATTTCGTCGGTAGTCATCTCTACCGCCTGATCGTAGCCGCGATCTGTGATTGCTTCGGCAGAGGTGGCTTTGCGCCACTTCTTAAGCGTAATCTCCTTGTAGTTCACGGCTTCGGTCTTGTACTTGCTAAGGGGGATGGTCTCACCCTCAGCAACAGCGCCGCTCTCCAGCGTGCCAGTGGCCTTGTAGCTCTTGAGCACAGTTCCAGCCTGCTTTGCGATCTTGCGGGTCACACCCAAGGCCTCCATCAGCTTTTTGATGGAATAGCCGAACATTTCGGTAAATTCAATTTCGCGCACACGCGCGAGGTCAGCTTTCTTAATGAGTTTAGGATCAGCAGCCATTTTTATTCTTCCTTTCTAAACAAATCCATATTTGCGGCGATTGCAGCGCGCCGCTCCGCTCTGTCAGTGATTTGCATGATCTCGTCCTTTGTCATCGGTTTCCCGCCGCCGTTAAAGCGCGCGCCAGTGTCGAAGCGAACGGTCTGCTTGGAGACAAGCCCCTTGTAAGTGCCGTCTACGAGCGCATCAAGAGACTTGGTGTCCTTGATCTTTTCTCCGTCCAGCTCCAATGCGGCCATTTCTTCGCCGCAGCCGCGCATAGCAAGGTCGAGATTCGCGCCGGTGATGTTTTTGCTCTCAAAGTAAGCACGCACGGCCTTTTCCTTTGCCGCCTTGCGTTCCTTTGCCGTGATGTCGGTCTTAAAGGCTTCAAAGGCCGAGTGTTCCTTCTCGTACTTTTCCTTGTAACCGCCGTCACCTGCCGACTTGAGGTCGTCCAATTCCTTCTGGATGCCGGGCAGCTTCTCCGCGTCCGCCTTGTACTTCGTGAGATCGTCCTTGAGGGGGTCAACCACGCCCAGATGCAGTGCAACCAAGCACTTTTCGATCTCTGCGGTGCAAGCCTCGCCGAGAATATTTCTGATTTCTGCTCTCGTAAATTTCGCCATGTTATTCGTTCTCCTTTT